GTGATAGACTTTCTGGAGTATGAGGCAATCATCAACCGCTCTGTGCTTCTGCTCGTAGGGACCAATCAGGTCTTCATACAACGCCTGAAGCTTCATATACCGGCCATTATAGAATTTCTTAGCAATCTGTACTGTATCATAGCGGCGCAACGGCATTGGGAAAGCCTTGTCCCAGCCTGCCCGACGCAACTCAAACATCAACATCTGGTAGTCAAACGGCATATTGTGAGCAATCAAGATGTCTTCATCACCAACAAACTCTGCTAACTCCTCAACGATGTCTGTGAAGAAAGGTTCATCCACAACATCAGCATCAGTCAGCCCGGTGATCTTAGTAATAATTGCGGGCAACGGGACGCCGGGATTGATAACGCAGTTAAACTGATCCTTCATCCCGGGGAGCGTAGGTTCCCTCACCATCCCAATCTCGATAATGTGCGGCTGCTTGTCTAAGCCTAGTGCTGCGTTGCGGATTAGCCCGGTTGTTTCCGTATCAAAAAATATCATTTTCTATTCTCCAGTACAGCGACCGCAATGATCGCATAAATTGCTAAGTCTTTATAGTCGTCAATGAGTTTATCTTTCGCAGCGACCCGGAAGGCAGCAGTTGCTTCAGGGTCAGTAGCAAGCATAGTCAGCCGCTCCAGTCGCGTAAACTTCCGGCTCACGTCCGAGAATCGCATCCACCATTTGAAAGGCGACCCCGGCTCACCGATGTGAAATGCGCTATCACCGTATTGTTTCTGCTTCTCAATAAAAATTTCCGCCAGGCCGGTGATCGCATGAGCAAACAATTGCTTAGAATCACTCACATCGTTCTCCCATCTTTAACGACTGGCGTTGCTTCGTGGCGTGCTTCTTCCCACCGCTTTTTTATTGCCTTTTTTATAGTCCCATATTCAACATAACCATTCATTGTCAATTCCTGTATTGGACACTCAGTGTACCGGGGGAAGGCGCACACGCCGGTATTGACGCAAGCGACATTGATGAAATCTTCTGCCCAAGGGTGCACCGCAACCACCGCCTTTTTCATTGCGCGAAATACATCCTGATATTCACCTTGGGTCCGGGTGCACAGGCGCACGTTCGCCATTTCGTGCAACGTGCGTAAGGAAAATTGAGCGATGATCGAGGTACATACGTTAGTGGGGAGGATTCCCCGGGCGTCTTGTGGGTTGACACCAGAACGGACCATATTAGCATAAGCCCCCATGGCCATTCCTTCAGCAGTAAACCACATGTCTCGTTGCTCCGCAGTATCAAATCCGGGAGACTTCACTTCAGCCCCACTCACATCAACAGTACGCATTGACTCCTGAGCGTAGCGCCCATTACGAGTCCGTACCAACTGGTGGGTAAACGCTCGGGTCACGCCGGAGATTTCAAAAGTGTAATTGACGAATTCCCAACTGGACTTAATTGTGTCGCGCATATAGGCTAGATGCTCCAGTTTCTTTTCATGCGGCCACTGAATGATATCCTCCAGAGTCTGGCCGCCTTGTAGCCGGGTATTTTTGGTATATAGAAGCAGGGCCAGTGAGCCTCGCGTTGTGTCTAATAGTTCAACTTTCATCGGTTCAATCTCCTTGAGTATGAATCCATGTTCATCAGATCACGGATCTTAAATATGTCTTCAAAGACGTCATCCAAAAGGATGTTGCGCCATGTCGCGAAACGTCCGAGTGAATAGATGTTGTGCTTTTGGGTTAGCTCGGCCATGATGGATCGGCGAATGTCGTTATCTATGGGGATGATTTTGCCGTATTTTTGCTCTTGGGTTGGCTGGTCTTGCGCAAAGCCTACCTTGTTATGGAAGCCGAATGCGGGGAATCCTACATTCGGCGCTGCGCCATCAATTGGATTAGAAGCAAACTCACAAATCATTTTACGCCCAGTCATTGACGCCCGATACAAAGAAGTCTCAGCCCCGGGAAAATAGATGGTTTGGTAAATATCACATCCACCAATAACAAATGTGCGAGTCCAAATAGGCTCCCGGTGGAAATCAGCTAACAGACCGGAACCATCCATCACCAGTTTAAGCATCACAGGCATCGGGATAGTGCTGATGATTGGTCCGCTAACAACCGCCTGTGAACTAAAGTTATGATTATATTCAATATCACATCGTTCAGCCAGCTGCTGAATGAAATCATCGGGCGCTATATATCGAGTACAAGGATCAATATTAGCAATAGATCGCCGCCCATACTCCCCAGTCACCTTCCGGGAATACATATTCTGGAAGCGGGGATGGGGCTGGACCTCCCTGCCCTCGTACCAAATCGCCTTGGTAACGCGAACAGGCTTAAACGGTATGCCTAGTGCCCTTCCAATCTGTCCTGACCGGAATCGCAGCACTGCGCCATGGTTATTGGGCAACTCCTGCTGACGTTCATAAATAGTGCTGCCAGGATTAAGCGCACCGCATATTAAGCCGGAAAGTCCAGCCCCAATAATGTTCATGGCGCCAGTGCCTGTTTAATCACATTCGCCACATCCTTGATTGATGTCGCAATGGCGTAATTAGGAGTCAACGCTGCCTCGTGAATTGGCAAGTCCTTGACTGGCTCCATCATAAGATCAGCGTTGACTGATAAACGATTAGCAATATTCATCAAAAGCTTATGCACATTTGGATCAACTTCAATATTCATCATACTCTCCTCAAAAACCCCGGCCCAGATTGGCCGGGGTTGTTTTTGCCTCACGCTGTTTTCTTCGCTCCGGATGCTTTGACGCAGCCTTTGTCGAGGAGCTTGGTGAGGATGCCAAGTGCCTGGCCACGAGATTTAACACCATCCATCTTCTCCACAGCATCAACGAATGCCGCAGTGGCCATCGTTTTCTTCTTGCAGATCAGTTGGTAGGCTTTGTATCGCGGGAACTTCTGATAGAAGCTATCATCCATTCCGGTCACAGCCGTAAGTTTCTCGCCAACCTGGAAGCCGCCAGTCTTACGACCTGGCGTACCTTTCGTTTTACGCGCTGACGTTTTCTTGGTGGTGGTTTTCTTTACTGCTTTTTTCTTGGCGGCTTTCTTTTTGCCTGTTTTCTTTACTGTACCCATTTTCCTTTCCTTTAATGGTGGGGCCATGCCCCTTCTTTTATTGCCGGTTTTCATCCAACCCAAAATGTAGGATTCATCCCGACCCTCTTTGCGCAAGTGCGCAATTTCTTCTTTCTCTGCTGGCGTCCACGGTCGGACCCAGCCATCTTTATCAGTTGTGTATTCAACTTTCACGCTTATTTTTCTCACGTTGGCACTCAATGAAAATGTCTTGTGCTTCTTGAATCTTTGCCCGGTAGAAGTCGTGATTGACGTCGCACATCGCTTGCGCTTCGTCATATTGGCCTGCTGCGGCAGTGATCTTTATGGCCATATGGCCATATGGCGGTAGGGATTGTCTCTTTTCCGTATCTGTAGCAATCGTTCTCATCATCCTCTCCTCAGCTGACGGATGATTATATACCTCAGTGTGGCTATTTACTATAGTTCGTAGCCGTGAACGGACGAAGCCATCACACAAAAAAGTCGTTTCCTCGCTCGCGTTACGGCCACATACCAATTCCTGTGTTCATTATCAGGGTCCAATAAAGCCGCGTCCAATATGTTCCCGGTCTGATCTAACAATACTACTACGTTGTCTGCTTCTCTGCCTTTGGCTTTGTGTATTGTGGACAGTTCGATCTTGGGGATGGCTGTTAGGTCTTTGTGTATGGCTAGGGCACGGTGATAATAATCCACATTATCCAACGATCCAATAGTCCGGGAGAATATGTTTATTGGATCGGCATTAACGACGTCAACACCTGCTTCGGCGGCTGTGGTGGTGCCTTTAGTGGGTAGATGAACCAAGTCTATAACATTGTAATTCAAAGACGATTCCCAAATAGCCCTGCGCAAACTCTCCACGGAAACTGCTTCGCCACGTTGCAATTTGATGATGGTCATTATTTTTTGAGCGGTGCGTTTGTTTATGGACCAACCATTCTCGTCCACATATATCTCGCCAATGGACTTCAGCCACCAACGTACATCATCCAACATGAAATCAGATCGAGCCAGCACGAACCAAGTTTCATCGGTATATTTGCTGAATGGCACAAAGGCATAGTCCCCGTACATTTGGAACAGACCTGACGCCTCCCGAGGCTTCCATTCTTTCGGCTCCCTGTTTTCAATCCTGTGTAGGATTATGCTGGCGACTGCGTGAACCTTCTTCGGGCACCGATAAGATTGCGTCAGCATAATCTTCTCGTCAGCAGGATAAGACAGCATTTTATCCACCCGGGAACCCGACCAAGCATATATAGATTGATCATCATCACCCGCGACATATTGCCTAGCTGAATCAGCAAACGTGTTCTCGATAACCTCCCATTGCTGTCCGTTCAGGTCTTGGACTTCATCGATGATGCTGACTTTGATATCTGGCTTAATTGGGGTGGCTAGGTAATTGTCGATCATGTCCTGAAAGTCTACTTTCCCGGTCGCTGTCTTCCACTCCTCATAGGCGATGACGAACTCCTCCATAATGGAGAAGTCATGAGTCACCCAGTTAGTTGATTTCATCCACGCATCCTTAAGCGGAATTTGCGCAGCCCGGGCGAGATTGTACGCTTCCAAAGCAATGTCGCCGCGCTCCTTTCTCCGGGGATTGCCGCTGAAGTCTATCACCCGGTGAATCTGCGCGAACACCTTAAGGTCATAAGGGGTCACAACCTGCTGCCCCGGGAGCCGGGAGAGCGTGAAGCAGAGGCTGTGGATAGTTCTAAACCACATCATGTCATTTTGCTTCAGTTTGAATTTCTTCGCGGTGCGCTGCTTGGCTTCGTTGACTGCTGCGTTGGTAAAGGAAACGAAGGCAATCTCATTGGGCAAGATTCCATTCTCCAACTCCTTCTCAATAATGTGAAGTAATTGGGTGGTCTTGCCTGTCCCGGGCGGGCCGAAGATGGCTGTGCGTTTCATTTATTGCTCCCTAATGCTGCGAGTGGTGCATATAACTCACCCACCATTCCAGTTCTGTACGAAATACGAGCAGCATCAGCAACAGCCTCAAGTTTCTCGATGCGGGCAGTCTTTTCAGCAATTAGATTGTTTCTGTCCTGTACGACACCCGACAAGTCCTCTGTAATTTCTTGCAACCGCTCATTCTCATCGAGTAAGGATTGCATTCTTTCTGCTTCATTCATATTGCGCTCTCCTCATGGACATCGTCCAGTTTATCCAAATCCTGTAAATACCAAAACCCTCTGCCGCCGCGCTTTTCTTCCCGGACCTTAACATCCTCAGCAATCAGCGCCTCAAACAACACCTCCGGCAATAGCTGCGGCATGCTCAATCGCCGCTTCAGCATCTTCACCAACTGATGCGGATAGACGTACACACCGCCCTTGTTATCGTGTAGAGGTAGACCGCTGATACATTGCCCCCAGCTCTCAGCAACGTTAGAACTGGACACAATATTGATTAGTTCGCTAACCAATTGCCCTCTGCGTCCGGAGTATTGTGGTGCTTCTACTTCTTGCGCCCCCACCGTCATCTCGCCCATAATTTCAGCAAATTGTCTCGCCTTCATCGCCGGGACCATATACCCAGTCTGCCTCATGACTGCTATCCGGAAGGCATGGACGCCTATTATGGCGTGTGCGTCTAGGTATACGCGCTTACCGTTTACGGTGACGATGTAGTAGACATCCTCAGTCATAAACCGGATGCCTCCCTCCAGTTTAAAATCGGCGGCTTCAAATCCATCGCCCCCAATCCCGTGCGGCCTGCCGAGGCATATTGATTTCTGGCAGACAGTATTTATAGGGGAATCGGAGCATTTATAGAAGTATGTTTTCTTTTCCAAATTCCGAACAATCTGCGCCACTTCTCCGTTACTCAACGGTGGGTCCATTAGCTCCGCGTTCAAATCATTAAGCTTATCCTGCCATTCATCAGGCCACCGCTTCCGGCAAAACACCCCCAAGTTGAAAAGAGATATGTTGCGAGAACCAGAAGGGAACCCATTACGGACCAAAGTGTTCAAGCAAGGAGGTCCGCCCTCCAATAGTTTTTGCTCCCCGGGGACAACAACAACTTCCAGTTCATCGTGCTTTACGGATTTGAGGATGGCTTCTTTAATGAAGCGAGTCATCGAGACTCGTTTGCCATTCACAATCCCATATCGTAAATCATCCTCATCACCGCCGAAGTAAGGCATGTTGATCCAATTACCAACATCCTCCTTGGTCCGGATTGCGTCTTGCTTAGGGAATATCTCAACGCCAGAGTATCCAAGCTCAGCAGCCCACTCCGCCAGCTTCGGTCGAACCTTCTCCGCCAAAGCCCCCGGACCTTTGATGAACAAATAAAGATGAGCGCCGCCCGACTTAGAGCGGCACACCATCAGGGGAAGGCCAAGTGCTTTTATTGCGGCTTCGAGTTCAGCATGATCAAGTGGATAAGTATCAATATCAATAGCAGCAAAACAGACTGTGTTATCATCCCGTATAGGAATAATGCCGATGCTACGCTCACCAGAAAGATGCAGCCCCCAAATGTCTTCAGTAACCGCAGACTGCATTGTCCTGCCCTTGCCAGCCAGTTTTTCACCTTCTTTCTCTGTAACCTGATATGTGCCATATGCCCGATCAAGTCCCGCGAATAATTCCCAAATCTTCATGCCCGATATTCCCTGTGTTTCTTATTACGCGCACGCCCCGGTCATCCCAGAATTCACTTATCCGGGAATACTTATTTGCTGTTATTTGAAGCGGAGGCAGGCCCATGTCATGCAATGCCGTATCAATTGTCTGGCATTCTGTCATGACCTTGCTAGGCTCCCATTCGACCGATACCCGGGAAGTGAAGATCAAGACTTCACACCCATCCCGGAGCCATTGATGAACTCTGGTGACCATGGAGGGAACCGGAGCGCCATAGACGCCCGGACCCTTGTACCCATGGTACTCAACCAAAGTGCCATCCCAATCGACAGCAATGGTTCTCACAGCGCGTTACCAGACTCATTATCAATCGTAGCGCCGCCACCATCCTGCTGACCGCGATCATACGTCAAGAGATTGTGACGCTGGGCTTCGATAATGGACGCTTGCATCACGCCAAGATCAGGCAACAACATCGTGTTATCAGTCTTATCGTAAGTCCACCCAAACCAGTTCCCTTTATCGTTCGACAACTTTTCGGTGCCGAGTGTCCATTGGAAAGATCGGATGTTGATATTGGAATATGACTGGCCTTCAATCTCCATCTTCATCGTCCGCAACGTCCGCAACCAGATCCGGGAAGTCTTAAGCTGCGAAGCGGACATTGATAGCGTAGCCGGCTCCCATTCATCTTCCTCGACCTCGATGGCGCATTGGTAGTTGGCGTGAAGCTTGAACTCATTACCATTCGGCAATATGTTCTGGTTTTCCACCTTCTCGCAACTGGCCAAGATTTCCTTCGCCATTGGGTCCAGCGCATTGACCTCCTGCACAAAGCCACCGCCCTTCTCACGGGGAATCCATTCGATGTACGACTCAACATAATCCAAAACGACTATGTTGATTTCTTCGTAAGCATCCTGAGTCGAGGTCAGCAGAATCATTCCCGCTTTCGCGCCCTTGATGTAGGCACTCTCGTCCTTGTCTACTTCTGGGGACATCTTCTGGAGTATCCTGATGAACGGCATAGCATAGCTATTGCTCGTCGTGTTATCAAAACCATCACCCTTCAACAGTTGCTCAAGTGTCAACCGTTCCTGATCAGACATTTTCTTCTTTCTAGCTGCCATTTTCTTTCTCCTTTATTTGACTGTAGTTAATTTAACAACATGGACTTTAAAGTATTGCTGCGGCAGGCTGTGGCCGTGATCTAGCTCCTCCCGTGCCCAGGCCTTAAGCGTACCGGGGTGGACTGATACTGTCTCGTTGGGGCTTGCTCCTACGTCTAGCAGGGCCTGAAACGCTTCGTCGGCCATATCCCTTTCGCCCCGGGCGAACTTAGCAGTCAAGCCAATCTTAATCAGATCGCCATGCCCGTTCGTGTCCATCCACTTATAAGCATCAGGCTTCATCAGCGCCGGGATAGCAATTTGAACGCTGTCCTTGACTGCCACTTTCTTACCGTCGCTCAACGTAATAGACTCAAAGCCCAGATTGCTCATCAATGAAGGAATCTCATCCTGATTGATGGACCGCTCCAGTCGCTTCGCCTCCTTCAGCTTAATTTCCATATCAACGATCAGCTGCTGTTGGTCCAGAAGCCTATTGACTGCTGCTCCTAAAGTCCCCATTTGTTCATTGGTGAACTTCTTGTCTGCTGGATCTGTCGTTGTTAACTCGTCCAATATTGTTCTACTCATCACATCCTCCTCCGTACATATTACTTACGCATTGTTGCGTCGTTCCTTCCTGAGACCATTCATAAGCCCAGACAAACACATAGACTGTAAATGTCGTCATCGCCAATAAATAAAGTCCCACTAAAGCAATTACAAAATATCTTTTCATTCTATTAAACTCCTCACGTCAGTCAACATCGCGGCCATATCCTTCTTCTCGATCAGAGACTGCTTCAGTTTCATGTCCACATCAATTTTCGCGGCTGGAACCGGGCACCACAAGTCGATTATATTAACGTGCTTGGTTTGACCGATACGATGAGCTCTATCTTCGGACTGCTCTCTGTGCTCGTGGCTGAAAGTATTACTGAAATATATCTCGTTTTCAGCAGCAGTGAGGGTATATCCATACCCAGCGCACGACTGAGTACAGACAAGAAAATCCTTTTGTCCTGATTGGAAATCTCTTCTGTTATCTTCTCGGTCATCCTTCTTCACCCTTCCAGTGATCTCGCCAATTTTATCGGCGGATGTTATTGCGCGGAGCAGCCGGATAATGGCTAAGTGCTCTGCTTTAAACCGGGCCCAGATGATCGTTGGCCCGGGGAATTGTTCGATTGTTTCAGCTAAAAGATCGATTTTGGGATTGCTACCGGGGATGGGTGTTGCCTCCTCGTCGTCATCCGAGGGCAGGAACCCTCCTACAACCTGCTGTAGCCTGAGTAATTTGGTGAGGGCAATCTCGGTAGTAATGAACCGATCTTCCTCAATCTCTGCCACGATGTTCTTAGCAATGTCCTTATATAAACGCAAACCGTCTGGGGTGAGCTTGGTTGTGCGCTCGTGGTATATCTTATCGGGGAGGTCTAGGCAATCTGCTTTCTTGACGAAGAAGGCGAATGACATCAGCTTCTTCTTCAGTTCCTCGATATTCTTCGCCCCGGTAATCTGAATTATCTTCCGGGTCTTGGTCCATTCCTTCGTTCTTTTGTCAAACTGCGGCTTGGCTATGCGGATGACTTTAGTTTCTAGTACGCAATAGCGTGCCCTGAAACTGTAGTAATTGGTGAAGCCCAAAGGCTCACGCATCAGGAACCTGAGCTGGCTATAGTAGTCAGCGGCTGTAACTGCGGGTGTGCCGGTTAGGATTGTCTTGGCTGTTGAATGATCGGCTATGCCGTGGGCGGCTATTGATTGTTTGGCGCTGACTGTTTTAATCCGGCTCGACTCATCGCATATTGTGTGGGTCTTATATCGGCGGATGAACCAGTGGGCTAGTTTATTTGCTTTTGGGGTGCGGATGCCCTCGATGTTCATTATGAGGAATGTCAGTTGTTTTGGGTTCTCGTTATAGAGGACAGTCTCTAATTGCTTTACGGTCGCTTTGTTTAGAGAGGCATCCCACAATGCCACAATCGGCGCGACTCTGTCAGGACAGTGGGTGACTATCTCCTCGATCCATGTGGCGGTGAGGGACTTGGGGCAGAGGATCAATGCGCTCTGAATCTTGCCCCGCTCAAAATTATATACAGTCCGGTCTATTGCTACTTTTGTCTTGCCGGTGCCCTGCTCCATAAACAAAGCAGCATAGGCCAGATGGGCTGTGTGATTGAATGCGTCACGCTGATGCGCGTAGGGTTCTGTCTTACCGATGTACACGTTATCTCCTCAGAATCTCCTCAACTGAAAATCTGCTCTGGGCGGCCACCGACACGGAAGGTCGTATTGGTCTTACACCCAGGCAGACCCGCAACTCTGAGGAGAGTGTGCAGCCTTGATTATGCCCGAGGCTCGAAAGCCGGTCTACTATCCTCCGAAATCTGGACTAAAGAAAGTATTTTTTTTGGGTATATTAACTGGGCGAAAAACGGTCGCTGTGATTAAAAACGGTCGCTGTGATTTCGCTATAGTAATCAGGAGGTTACGCCATGAATGGTGAATTTCAGGCGAAAAAAGACCCAGACGCGTGAGCGCCCGGGCCAGTCTTTTCTCTCTCATCTAGCCATTGCTGACTAGCCTAGCATTTTCATCAAGCCTATCATTTCATCCCAAGCATCCCACTCATCTTTGGTGACCAGCCAATGCTTGTTGTCTTCAAGAATCTGAACTGATTCTTTCTGACATTGCTCTTGCATCTTATCACACCACTCATCCCGGGAATCATCCTTGATCTTCTCCATCTCATCATCAGTCATAAAGTTGCCTTCCGAAAACTTCTGGAGAAACGCCTTGGCTGCTTCGATGAAGCGGCAACGATCAGGCTCATTCTGGAGAATGGAGCTCAGCTCATCCATGCTGAAGTTACGATAGTTCATAACCCATCCTCAGCGGCTGCCTTCAACTCATCCAATCCATGATCCTCATCATGAAGCTTCTCGCATTGAACGAACCAAACGTGAGACGTTGTGTCCCAATAAGGTCTTGCTACAGGATCATCCAGCCAATGTGGTATCAGCTTAGAATCTTCCAAAGCTTCGCGAGTCCCGCATTCAGAACAAATAGCAGTCTTATTATCGCGGCGGCTTAGAGCATTGAGCAGTTTATTGTGCTTCAACAGGTTCCACTTACACCGTGGACAAGTGGTACGATTAGCCATTCGCAAATCTCCTTTCGCCGCGTTCAATATACAATTCAATGGCGGCTGGAGAATAGCAGACAACGAACTCACTTGCTTTCGGGAGCGTGTCCATCTGCTTTTGCGCTTGCTCGGATGTCTCGCATGTTGCTACGATTTTCCGAGAACGACGGTGCTTAACGTAATATTCCACTTTCATTTTTCTCTCCTCATACGGCACGGAATGTACCAGCCAATACCCTCCTCCGAAGGTATTGGAGTTACATTCTATGAATGGATATATCCGTCAGGCTCGATGCCCAACCACATACCACACCATGGAACCATTATACACCTACAACCAGGCTGGACGGTGCGCCTAAACTGACGATATGATAATTTTCGGCGGATGCCGTAATATCCATCAAGCATCATCGGTTTAGCGTCAATCGGCTGACGATCATAGACCTTCTTCAGCGCCACTCGTTGTGCTCTAGTGAGATTCATAGCGCGCCTCACTAACAGAGTGTGGGTGTCCATCTTCATAAGCCTCCAGAAGCAGATCCCGGCCATCACGCTCCGGCACTTTCTCCGGATAGTCCAACCAGCAACCTCCCGGGCCCTCTGCCCAATCGTAGATGTCGTTTACTACGCGAGTGAACGCATAGTAGTTAGCCGGGATGAGCCGGGAGCCTGTGCTCACAGCGTGGTCGCAATCCATAAACCTATCGCAGAGCCTCACCTTGCCATCCACTTCATACTTGCGGATCTGCTCGATGACGCAAAGCTTCTCGGTATATGAACAACCTTGGCTTGTGGTATGATGCTTTCGCCACACCCTCCAGAGGTTGTACCAGTCTGAGCGCTTCAAGCCTCTGCCCAATTCTAGCGGCGTCATATCGGCCACCGCACATCGTGGGCGGATTGATAAGCCTCATAGTCACCATCTTCCAGTGCAGCCAATCGTCGATCATCGGCGGCTTGCTCCAGTTTCTCTGCGTTTTCCCCGGGAACTGTTTCTTCAATTGTTCCCTGGCCACCGCAGTTGTTACAAACCACGTCATACGCACCATCCATATACTCCTCCATGAACTCTGGATCTTCGCGCATCTCAGCGCTAAGACCATTTCCGTCGATGGCTGGATTGACGTGACTGCCTTTTCCTTTACATACAGGACATTCCATTTTTCTCTCCTCATAGGGGACAATCCCCCAGCCAATGCCCTCGTGAGAAGACATTGGAGTGAGACTCATAAAACGGATATTTGACGTTCATCCATCTGCGCCTTCAGATCATCCACATAGTACTCAAGCATTTTGTAGATGTCTTCGCGCTTAACATTGCGGGCGTATCCCAGTTTGCGCTTCACGTGGGCGGTGACGCTGCCCCGGGAATTCTTCAAACCCTTCATTTCCAGATGGATAGAGTGCTTCCATTGGAGTAGCTGGAACCAAGGGACCGTGACCAGTTCTTCTTTCGCGTTATAGATCTGGACGTTCATGATACCTCCATGATAACGCCATTCACTAGCAACGCGCTGGCGTACCAGCGATGCGGCTTTGGATAGTGCGGTCCTTCAAGCGTAATGCGGCCATTGTCGGGGCAAGGGAATGGGCCGGGTGAGTGACACCTGACCAAATCACCGTCAGCAACTGCTCTTTTGAGATCAGCTTTGGACTTAAAGTTTATATTGGTATACATTTTTCTCTCCTCATCGATGGGAAATCCATCAAAGTGCGCCCTTTATAAAGACGCACTAGTTGGACTTAGCCCCATTCTGGCAGCTTTGCCGTTTCAGCGATTGTGATGCGTCGGAAACGATACAGGAATGCCCCGCCACAACTATCGCACTTGAGCTCAGCACTAGACTTCAGGTCAACCCGCTTATCACCCTCTATCCGGTAATAATCAGTGCCGTTGGCTGCTGGAAACATCCGGTGATGGATCTCGCAATCCATTACCTCGACCCACTTACAATGCGGGCAGGTTGTCGATACCGTAGTCATACCGACTGACCATCGCGAGTGGAAACCATCTTACCCAAACCAGGCCACCAGGTCCGAAGCTGATGTGCTCCGGCTGATCGCTTGAAGTCTGATGCTTTCCGAAGGTCCAGATGGACCATTGGCGTCTTACCGAACCAATCCAACATCTTGTCGATGAATCGGCGGATTGGATTTCGGCGGATGGGTGCACGACCTCGGTGCTGCTGACGTCGCTCTGCCCGGTCTGCCTTCTGCCTGTTATCATCAAGGCGGATTGCCCTTCTGTTGGCGACAGATCGCATATTGCTCTTAGCCATTTTTCTCTCCTCGGGAACGGAATGTTCCATATAGGATACTCCCTGAAGTGGGAATATCCTATTGGACTACTGCTTGCTGAAGCCATTCTAACCACCCCAGCATTGTGTCGCCGTTTTTGACTTCCCGGCGCCAGTCTCCTTGATTAAAGATTGGTACCATCTCCTTAATAGCGACGATGCGCCAGGCATACGCCAAATGTACATACACCATTTCGACTTCTAAGCCAAAGCTGTGAACCTCATCAGCAACATTTCGTAGCTCCTCATAAGGCAATAGCGTTAACGTTGATAGCTTCCACTGCTCTTCTTTGACGGACTCATTATATTCGGCAAACGTAATTTTACGAATACCCATTTTCCTCTCCTCATAGGGGCGAATTCCCCAGCCAATACCCTCGTGAGAAGATATTGGAGTGGAACTATTGAGCTGTTCTGTAATGACCGGCATCGCCTCGTGGGTCGGTAGATTCGATCCAACGCACCGGGTATCCCAAAAAGTCTACACGATATGGATGGACGTTGTAGAATTTACCGCCGATCTCAAACCAGTCGTTAGCCAATCCGCGATTACCTTTCGGTTTGCTGCCTAGATCGGTGTAATGCCGGAAAGGCTTCATCTTAGTTCGGACGATGCCGAGGTAATAACCTTCAACTGCTTCTGAAACATAGACCGCATCCCACAGGCCCTCTGCCTCCAATTTCTCGGCGGCTGCGACTACTGACTTACGCAACGGCAGCAGGATGACGTCCCACTCGCTGTACGGAATGGTAGATTCAGCCAGTACATGAGTAAGCTCATTGATGTGGCTTTTCCACACCTCGATGTAGTGCGCTTTTGATTTAGCGTTCATTTTTCTCTCCTCGGATCAGAATGATCCATAGCAAACCCTCCGGGTTTGACGCCGGAAGGCGTGCTTGGATTACTCTATTAGCTCAAACCGGATATTGCCTTTCCAGTGATAAACCGTCGCGCTGCCGTGTCGCTTAACGATGAGCCGCACTCGTTGGTGGCCGCGTAAGCTCCAGCCATTGGCTTTATAGGCTGCTGCGATAGATGAATAATCGCCAATCAGATTGTCGTCGATGAATACCTTGACGCCATTCCTCTTCATTGGCGGACGTTTCAGCGCTTTCCGCTCCGGAACTGGAACAGACTTGCCTACGGGCAGAAGCTCGCTGCTTGGATAGACCAAATCAGCCCACATGATGCGGTGCTGCCTACCGGCGGACCAATCGACGATTTCCGTACCATCCCAAGCCAGTACGTGTTTGGCTACGCGGATGATGACTTTACAACCGCCCCACTTGGCCGCTAGTTCCCGCTCGATGGTGCGCACTGTCTTAGACTCGACAGCAATTCGGCGGATGGTAAAGCCCATTTCGCGGATGACTTGGTAGTAATCTGCGTCGCTGAATCCCTTATTGCGGATTCGACCAGCGGCTGTACATTTGGCGGATGCCTCGATGTACGATGTTCCAGTCACCGCAGCGGTCGTGACGACCGAGCAGTCATTGGTATCATCTACGCATTTCGGTTTGATATTCGTAAATGCCTTCATTTTTCTCTCCTCAGGGGAAAACTCCCCAGCCAATACCCTCGTGGAGAAGATATTGGAGTGGAATTTAGCGGCGGCGATAGTAGATATTGCCGTTGCGGATGATGCGCGTTTCTTCTGGGTAGACTCTGCCCAGCGCGAAAAACGCAAGTGGGGCCAGCGTGAAGAATGCTACCGGAAGGATGCCTCCCAGATTCAACGGATTATCAGTCATCATCACCGTGTGTGAAAGGTCGAAACAAACTGCGGTGATAACGGCCAAAGCGAACCCATATATGAACTTCATTTTTCTCTCCTCAGTCGATGGGGAATCCATCAGATTGGCCCCTCAGAGAAGGGCCAAAAGTTGGACTCTACACAAAGGTGCAGATGGTGCCGAGCGTGCCGTCATCCGAAGGTTTGCCGACAAGCTTCTGGACGATTCCACGAGCCTGACCGCGTGACTTAACTGACTTCAAAGCCTCGATGCTGTCGAGGAATTTGCCGACAGGCATTGTCTTTTTCGGTGCGGCCAGCAGGATCTGATAAGCCAGTTGTCGCGGAAAGCCCTTGTAGAAGTGGGACTCATTTCCGGCAAATGCCTTGATCTTGCGTGACTCGTCAACCGTGACTTTCTTGGTGACTTTCTTGGCCGCTTTTGTCTTGGCGGATACGGTTTTGGTCGATACATTTTTGGTGGTCTTGGCCATGATTTTCTCTCCTCAGAGACGTACAGGTTATGGGCGAAAGTTGCCCTGATGACCCGCTCAGAATTCGAACGGGCCACCAGCGATCTCTCGCAAAGGAGAGAGAAAAATTTTCCGAAGGAGCCGTTGTAACAGGCCCGGAGAGAGTAGGAAACGCTCGGTAGCAAACTTTCCGTGTTCGCCCTGACCCCGGTGAACCCTTTCGAATCCGGGCCGGGTAGCGCCCCTAAAAGGGCCGCGCGCTCTCTCTCTTTTCTTCGTACTTCTGGAGGAAAAAATGCCCCCAGGCAGTTCCGGCTCTAAGCGGTCCGGCTCGCGTTTCCCCTCCTCCTTACGCTGGCTCCGATGCTCTGGAAAACTACTCCATCTCGGCAAGCCAGCTCAGGCTAGATCCTGGTTTGGGAAGTCCCTCCTCCGGCTTCAAACCGAACTGCGGGTTCCAGGTTCCCGAGCCATCCCTGGCCCTTCGACCGGCTTCGCTGAGCCGATAAGACATTCTGACGGGTTATTCTTCAGAAGTCAAATTCGCGTTTTTCTCCTTATATATCATGAGCTTACGAGTGGGTGAAAACCACAGTGATATGGGAAAAGTGAAGAATAAAGGTGTTATTATTCAAAGACTTAGCCGATACGTCGCGCAGCCCTTTAAAATCAAATATTTATCAATGACTTTAAACCATTGATTTTAAAGGAAAAGTGCGATCTCCGGAAGGACAGGCGGTAGGCAGGCCTGGCGACAAAAGCCCGTAGAAGGGCTTAGGCGTGGTCTAAGCAGGGGTGCCGAATGGCCGATATGTGGGATGAGCGTGTCGATTTTACCGGACCGGAAAGTTTTCGTGGGGGCAGCACTCGCGCAAATTTTTCTTTACCGGACCGGAAAGAAATCGAACTGATGGGGAGTGCCGGAAGGGCATGGGTAAGTTGTTGATTCTACTGAGGAAATGAAAAGCCCATATAGATCAAGGGCTTAGGGCAGGAAAAACACAAACATATAGAGCCATAGGGCCGACATGGCCTACTTAGGTGGGGCTGATACGGGTCCACTGGATATTCAAGGATATCAATGGGTTACCGAGGGTATCTAGACTCACTATTCTGCTTGGTATCGTAGTTGACCCACCTAAGTAGTTGAAAACGTTGAGGCTTTGATGCAGGAGTAGTGCTGGGTTAAGTTGTTGATTCTTAACGGAAAACAGCTGTTTTTCTACTAAGCAGTTGATTTCGCTAGACTTTCCGGATTGGGTGGCGTACAGTCCAGAGCGGGCCCACTGCCATGCCTTCGCCATCGCACTCCACATCTCGGCCAGCGATCACCAGGCACAGGGCCACTGGATAAGTACTTGCAAATCAATGACTTAGGGGGCAGGACGATTGATCTGGCTCAGCAGACCTTGGAGAAAGCACTTGCAAATCAATGACTTACGCGCCATTGCCTGCCTGCGGACGATGTGGAGTGGCCATCTGGCCCAGGCTCTGGCAATCCGGTGCCCAATTAAAGAGGGGAGGGCACTGGGCATTACCCTAATTCACCTACGGCAAAAATTTGAAAAAATAACTTTTCCATCAATTAACCAACTGATTTAAATCATGACTCGTAAACGATCCACAAAATCACTCCAGCTAGTCAAGCCATTCACGCGAACAACGCGCAAAAAGACTGACCTGAGAACCCACCTAGATGGCCCCAATCTTCTCGGACAATTGCAGCAGCACCTCGAAGCATTCACTACGATTGATAAAGAACTGGAGGATTCCATCCAGGATTTTGAACGGGAGATACTTGACGGTGAAGGCAATGTTCTAAGAACAGAGCATTACAAATCAACCATTCTCGATAAAGAAACCATAGCAGTTTATCACACGCGCCAAGCAGGAAGGAAAACGCAAATCGACACTGTCCTTAAACTGCTTAACAAGGTCATGCCAGATCTGAGGGCAATCGAGACTACTGGCGACATCGGCAGCGTGGCAGATCGAGCACTCTTAGCCTTTGCCGAAGCGGCAGGAAAAGACTAGTGGATAAAGAGGAACTGCAAATCCTGGCTGAAGCCCAGACAATAAGAATTAGAACAGACCCGGTTTGGTTCCTTAAAGAAGCATTTAACATTGATCTTGATATCTGGCAAGTCGAGGCATTCGAGGCGATGGCCGACGTAGTTCGGCACAAATACAACACCCAGCCTGAATTGTTCGGCTATACTGGTCCGCAGTTCCCGTTACTAAGGAATTTCGAAGCGCGACAGAAATTCACCATAAGAGCAATGCATGGTCCCGGAAAGACATTCGGTGCTGCGGCGGCGATAGTGTGGTGGCATTGCGCCTTTAAGGGGATTAGCCCTGCGACCGCTCCGACGATAAAGCAGTTGAAGAATAGGTTGTGGCCGAATATCCGAAAGATACAGGGCATGGGCACGGCATTCTGGCGCAGGGCTTTCGAGGTGCGGGCGACGGAGGTGGAGTGGTATAAGAACGCCAACTGGAAGTGCATCGCGGAAACCGGAGCCACCCCAGAGAACCTGCAAGGCTACCACGACAATTTCATGCTGATAGTGGTGGATGAGGCTAGTGGTGTGGATGAAGAGATGTTCCCGGTTATCGAGGGCGCATTATCCACCGGAATCATCGTCCTATTGCTGCTTATAGGAAATCCCACCAAACTCATTGGGACATTCGCAGACTCCCATTTAAAGCCGAAAGTGAGTAAATATTACCACCAAATCCACGTTGACCTAAAAAAGACCACCCGAGTCTCACACAAGTGGGTCGAGGAGATGGAGGACAAGTACGGGAAGGACTCCCCGGTGGTTAAGGTGCGTTGTTATGGTGAGTTTGCTGATGAGGACGAGAACCAGCTGATAAGCTTGGAGTGGTTGGAGGCAGCGCGAAACAGCAGCAAGAAGCCTGACGGCAGCATCCCCCGACAGCGGATAAGCGTTGATTGTAGCGATGGCGGTGGAAATTTTACAGTAATCACACAATCTATAAGGTATGCTTCATTCACCCTGTTCAAGAAACAAACGAAGCACTCATGGCCATCCGGACGCGCACCCACATTGACGAGGAAGGAAGTGGAGAGGATTTGGTATGCCAACGGGATGGATAAGGCGAATGGCGATGATATTGTGGTGGACAGTCTCGGGGTTGGTGCTGGGGTGACGAGTGAGTTGATCGAGAAGGGTTTGCCGGTGATTCGTTATACGGGCGGATCAAGGAGCGACGATATTGATGAGTGGCGGAATCGTCGGGTGCAAAGTTACATGGTACTCCGGGATAACTACCGGACTGGGAAAATCGTGTATGCTGATGATTATGTGGACGAGGATGAATGGGATGACCACGATGCGCAATTGTGCTCGGTTAAGCGGAAACCGGGCATGGAGAAGGTCGAGGATTTGCTGACAAAGAAAGAAATGGTAGATCAAAACATCAAAAGCCCGGACCGGGCAGACTCTGAGGCGATGCTATTTGCAACTCAATCACCGATTTTAATGCCTGGGGTTCCTGCTATTGTTTTGGGCGGACAACTGGAGACAGCGAGCTATGATGGATCGCTTACGCAAGGTTTTTAAAAAAGTCCCACCCGTAATACTGCCCAAGCACATCGGGGCGGGCGAAGTCGGTTGGGCTGAGTCGCAGCTGTATGTCAGCAATATGCCCAAATATAACCCGGATAAACTTATTGGTCGAAAAGGGCACGGCATTTATCGTGAGATGATGACTGATGAGCAGGTGAAAGCAGTCGTCAGGTTTAAGCGGGATGCTATCACGGCTCGGGATTGGATGTTTGAGATGCCGAATGAGGATGCGCACACCAGCGGCAATGAACCAAACGGCAGCCACGCCAAGACCCAAGAGCGCATCGAGATATATGAGACAATGGTCCGGGAAACATTTGGATCATTTGTTGACGGGATGAACTATATCTTAATGGCTATGTATCAGGGCTTCTCGATGACGGAGAAGGTTATTGATGCATTCGACCATAACGGCAAGCCCTATATGGGAATCAGGCAGTTAATACCCAAGCCATTCAATTCCTTTGAGTTTGATGTAGATAAGTTCGGGTCCATCAAAAAGACCATCCAAAAGCTTGATCAAGAGGAGCAAACAATTGATCTTGACCGTTTTGTTTACTACGTACAAAATCCAGAATTCGATCAGCACTATGGCCAATCGGACTTGCGTGAAGCTTATCGCTCATGGTACAGCAAAGACATCATCATCCGACTCTACAACCAATTCCTCGAACGATTCGGTGGCGGATTCGTTATTGGCAAGCCATCCAGCGGCGCAGCCCTAACTCCCGGGACTCCGGAGTATCAGCAGATGCTCGCGGCCATGAACAGCATTCAGACCCAAACCTCCATCCTCCTACCCTCTAATGTAGATATGGAGGTGGAGCGACCTAGCACAACGGACCAATATGAAAAAGCAATCGCCCTTCATGACTTGCAGATCGCCAAAGCCCTGCTCGTGCCCAACCTGCTCGGCATTACACCTCAAGCGTCTAGTAGCGGTGGGGGCTTTGCCCAAGCCAACACGCAGCTCGAAGCTTTCCTCTGGACACTCGATGCAGACGCCACCCGGCTCCAAGAAGCCCTTAATGAGCAAATCTTCAACCCACTCTCCAAATTAAACTTCCCGGATGGTAAAGGTCCGCTATTCAAGTTCAAGTCAGTATCCGAGTCCAAAAAGATCGAACTAGTGAAAACCTGGCAAGAACTGGTGGTCGGTGGATCGGTTGAGGCTTCTGATTCGGATGAACACCATATTCGCGAAATGCTTGAGTTCCCGCATAAAGGCGAGCCATTAGACCTTCAAATCAAGATCGGGGAAGCAACCAAGCAACCCGAGTCACAAACAGGCAAGCGCGGTCCTATAGAGGAGACCAACACCAAGCGTGTCAATAATACAGCAGCCTTTACCCGCGCGGAGAAACGAGTAGCAATCAACGTCATCGAGCGCCAATCAAATAAGATCGAAGGCGACAGCGTCATAACCCTGAACCAGCGTATTGGGGATATGGTGGCGGACGTAGTGGCAACGATAGCTGACCAGAAGCTAGGCACACCAGCCGCGCCAATAGCCGCCATCCAAACAGTAGACTTCCATCCAAAACAGAAAGCCCGGGTGCGAAAGTCAATTGAAGACACTTTAAATCAATCTTGGGTGCTCGGCATCCAGCATTCCAAGAAAGAACTCAGTCAAGCCCGGAAAGAACAGTTCAGACTCAATTTTGGTCGAATTGATGAAGAGGCGGCAGAATTCCTTCGGCTAAATGGTTTTAAGGCATTTGGTTCTCTTTCGGATGATATGCGTACTATTCTTCAGACTGTATTGATTAATGGTGTTAAATTCTCATGGACCTCCGAACAAATCACCGATAAGATATATGATGAGTTTGTTAGGGCAGGGTTCATCGGAATAGACATCAGCGCAGAAGCTACCTCCCGGACAGTGGATGATATTGCTGAGGCGATAGGGCAAACAACAGGACTGCACCGTATAGAGACAATGGTGAGGACGACTGTGTTTGAAGCAATTAATGAAGCCCGGTTCTCAGTCTTTACTGATCCTGCTTTGGATGGATTTGTTGAGGCTTTGGAATACTCGGCTATTTTGGATAGTCGCACAACTCAGATCTGTAGACACTTGGATGATCGGGTCTACCCGGTAGATTCTGAGGTTTGGAATAAATGGCGCCCGCCTAACCACTTTAACTGTCGTAGTCTGCTAGTTCCAGTTACAATCATTGATACTGATGTTTCCGGGAAAGATCAAGCAGAAGGAAGCAGATTCAGTAGATCGCCATCAATTGACCCACAACAAGGCTTTGGAGCATGATATGCCACATGAATTAAAAGGCAAAGAAATATTTTCCGTTGGGACGTGGAATGGTATAGAATTCTCCGAGAAGGATTTGGATGAATTGATATCTAATTTCAACACCCTGAAAGATTCTTTTAAGGTGCCCTTGAAATTTGGGCATGACGAAGATCACAAGGATGGACAACCAGCCATTGGATGGATAAGCAGAGTTTTTAAAGAAGGAGGCAAGTTGTTAGCAGATTTTACTGATATTCCCAAAACGGTGTTCGACGCGATAAATGCTAAATTGTATCGAACTATATCAGTTGAGATATTGCTAAATGCTAAGATTAACGGCGACCGATTCTTTAATGTATTGGATGCCGTTGCACTACTTGGGGCTGACAGACCAGCGGTCAGCAACTTGAATAGTCTAGATGCTTTACTGGCTACGCGAACCGCAATTACCGGGGGTCATAGGGTGGCATTTGAAACAATTGCTGGGAAGAGTGAGTTCAAAGTAAAAGTTCCAAAGGAGGATCTCGATTTGGACAAGAAAGAGGTACAGGAACTCATCGATGCCGCAACTAAGCCACTGGCTGACAATAATGTCAAGTTGACGAAAGATCTGAAGGACGCAAACGATACGATTGCGCAATTCACTTCCGACAAGGCAGATGATGAGAAAACAGCAAAGGAAGAAAAAGTCAAGCTTGCTCGCAAGACGGTGACTGATGTTCTGGATGCTGCGGTGCGTTCTAAAGCAATGACCCCGGCTAATCGTACAGTGTATGAGGCGCAGATCGGTGTTGATGATGATGAACGTGTTCTTAAAATTGATGTGGAGCAAATCAAAACGATGTTTAGCGTAAAAGACGTTGATCAGCAAACAGGCCTCCATAAAGATCAGAATGATAACGGCGATAGTGATAACCCGGAAGCAGAGCTTCTGACGCTCGTTCGCAAGAATCAGGCTGACACTGGTGAGAAAGACTTTTCAGTTTCGTTTTCTGCTGTAGCGGCGGCAAACCCGAAATTGCATAAAGCCTATCTCGACGCTAATGGGGAGCAATAGTCATGACTGTTGAAAATAAATTTGATACGATGACGATTGTTGCTTCCACTGATCTTACAGGCCATCAGTTTAAGGCTGTTGGTTTGGATGGATTGGTTGCGGCGACTTCTCTTGCTGCGGTAGGCATCTTGCGCACTAAGCCTCAGAATGGCGATCACGCCACTGTCGCTTTTAAAGGCGAGATGAAAGCGTTTGCTGGAGCAGTCATCAACAGTGGTTCACTCGTCGGAGTAACGGCAAGTGGTTTTCTTATAACTGTGACAGGATCTGCATCAGTCGGCTATGCCCGAGTGACTGCGGGATCTGGGGACATCTTTCCGTTCCTTGGTTCTTTCCCTGCTGACAAAATAGCCTAATAGGAGGTTTGACATGCCACAATCAACAGGTCGTGACCTTCATCTTGATAGGTTACTTTCACAAATGGCTATTGGATTCATGGAGGGAGACACTATCGCCGGGACTATCGCCCCGATGGTACAAGTGGATAAGCAGAGTGATGCTTATTCTATCTTCTCTCGTGCAGACGCATTACGCACGGAAGATGATAAACGCTCTCCAGGAACTGAAGCAAACAAGATCACGCGAACCATCTCAAGTGATACTTATTTCGCGCAGAATTATGCGTTGAAATATCCGATCACAATTGAGGATCGTGAGAACGCAGATCCTGTTTATCGGCAAAATCTCTGGAATGATGCTGCCCGGTATGTAACCAACAAGTTAGCATTAAGCTGGGAAGTGCGCGTTGCTGCCCTGGTCAATGCTACAACTAATGTTGGTTCTAGTGCCGGCGTGGCTTCTGAATGGGATGCTGCTGCAAGTTCTGATCCAATAGGGGACATGAATACTGCCATGGACAACGTCCAAGACCTTACTGGCACTCGGCCTAACCGGCTGGTGTTTGGCGGTAATGCATGGAGATCACTGCGTAGGAATGAGCAGATTCTCGATAGGATTCACGGCACCACTTCGCCACAAGGTTTTGCTACCAGAGCACAGGTAGCCAATCTTCTGGAGGTGCCTAATATCCATATCGGTGATGCTTACAGGAATACGGCAAATGAAGCGCAAGCGGAATCACTCTCACGAGTGTGGATTGACAATGTGCTTTTATGCTATACGCCTGATGCGCCTAGCCGTGATCTGCCATCATTCATGTATTCGTACAGATGGTCAGCGGGCGGACTGCCCAACATGGGAGTTGAGCGTCATCCGTTCAATCCTAAAACCAAGACTGAAGAAGTCGAAGTTGGCTATTACCAGGATGAGAAGATTACCGGCAGTGAGTATGCCTTCCTTCTTCTGGCGGTGAATTCTAGCACCTAA